CACCCAGTTTAATGGTGCTGTATGAGGTGGCAAGTGGACCAGCCTTTATCAATCCACGCGCTTGGAACTTTGGTACAACTGGTGTTGTGAAGTTTGATTGATATCTTCCGCCACCATAGTAAACAAGATTTCCTTGTGCATCTCTTTCGTTTCTAACATACTGATTTCCAGTATCTGTTCCAAATGTTCTCAATTCCGTAATGGCGCATTTTGGGTCGTATGTACTTCGTTGAATAACTTCTTGTGTATTTACCTTATTTTTAATCCCGATAAGGAAAAACGCTCCCGTAAGGTCTTGTTGAGTCACGAAGACCTTGGCCCTTTCGCCATAGATTAATTGATTTTCTTTATTCAAATTGATGCATACATAGTCTGTTTCAAAGTAGGAAACACCAGCAATGTTGATTGTTTGACCAAGATACGCCACAACTATCTCCTGTACATTTCTTCACGATTCATTCTGTCAAGATGGGCTTTTACCTGCTGAACAATCTGCTCGGTATTTCCACCGCTGACATTTATATTAATCGTATTTCCACCACCACCGCTAGAACTGCTACTACTAATTGGTGGAGCCGTTGTCTTACTCATTGACGGAACAGATGTGTCGCCCATCGGGCCTGGAACTACATGGAGGTGACGGTTTTGTGAGCCACCGTGGAATTCTGCAAATCCACCATTTCGCTCAACCGTTGTCTTGTACATGCCAAGTTGATTTCCGACTAGGTCATATGCACGACCAGTCACATGGTCCGAGTTAATAGAGCCAAGACCAGTTGTCCTGTATGCGGATGTGATGCTCCTCTTCCCAGCAATTCCAGCATTCATCATGTTGTGACGAGAAAGTGTTTGAACCAATCGCGAGGATGTCGTATCTCCAATGCCCTTACCGCGAGGGCTATGTGTGTCGTCAATCCCAGCGGCCTTGAATACTTCAGTCAGTGCCTCTTTGCTCCACCATTCTGGGCGCTGAGAGGATTCAGGACTATAAAAAGCGCGTTGCTCTTCAATAAGTTTGCGTTGCTCATCAGCCACTAGCGCCTGTTTCTCTGTGAGGTCTGCTAGGTAAAATGCCTTGTCATCGGTTTCAAGTTTTTTAACTGTAAATTGACTCGTGTCCATCCCGTAACTAGCAAGTGCGTCATTAAGACCCGCCCCTTGCGAGAATAATTGGCCACTACTCAACGCTGCAGCAAGTTGTTGCTGCATGCTTAAATCCATTTTTCCAAATTGGTCAGCAAAACTCTGGATTCCGCCACTATCAAGCATGAGGTCGTTCTCTGCCAGTCTTGCGGTGAATTGGCCCTTTAGGGCACCCTTCATGGATTGGTCTTGTTTGCCGAAGAAATCATTCATTGCGACACGCGACGCGCTTCCGGTGGCGTAGATGTCTTTACCCATTCCTTGAAGAGGTCCACCCTTTTGGCTAAAGGCTTGACCACCTTCACCGAACTGCCTGCGCAGTTCAAAGTAAGTTTTCATTGTGTCGCCACCGCTGATGATATTCATCTGCTCGGCGGCTGTCTTCATGAATGAACCTAAGTCCTCCATGTCAACTGGTCCACCGCCAGAGGCGCGCCTGTTCTGGGAGAATGCTTTTGCTGCTTCGTCAAGAATTAATGGTGCTTTTTGACGCTTTACAACTTCATCAAATACCGTTAAGTTATTAACCATTGCCTGGTTGAGGTCCATATTGATTTGCTCTGCGGTCTTGACAACAGTCAAACCAAGTTCTACCAACACCTCGTTAAAGTCTTTTGTTGCGTCATAAAGGTTGACGCCCATAGACATTGCAAGTCTGTCAATTTCTTTTCCTGACATGCCAGTCATGTCCGCAATTACTTTTGTTCGCTTTTCGTAAACGCTATTTAAGCGCTGTGCTGCTGTTGCTTGAGCATCGCTCCTGTCGGCAAATCGCTTAAGCGCAGTTCCTCGCGTATTGTCGTTCTTGTTGTACTCATCAAATTGAGACTGGCTTATGAGGCCGCTTTGAAGCATGTTGACGAGTTCGGATTTTTGCGACTTCCTTGTGGCCGCGTCTTTTTGCTTTTTGCCAAAAAAATCAAACATTTGTTTAGCCCCAAATGTAAGCACCCCTGCTGCAGCCCCAGTTATCGCACCAAGCACGCCTCCGATTGCTGCACCAGCGATTGTTCCAGCAACTGGGAGAATTGAACCAATCGCGGCACCAATTGCTGCTCCGCCAGCAGCACCAGCGCCAGCACCGATGAGCATGGTGTTTCCAATGCCACGACGGTTTCCAACTTTTGTTTGGGCTTTCCCTCGTTTGTTTAGGTCGGTAGCCCTTCCGCGCGCTTGCGAAGCAAAGTCTTTCATCGCCTTAAGGTTTTCTGATTCGCCAGTTCCAGTTCGTGTCAGAAGGGCGGCTTTGACCATGAAGTTATTAACAATGTTGTCCATCACATCGTCAACAGAGGCTTTAATCTTTTTTGACTCTGCACGCGCTTTATTGATTGGAGCCATGATTGCACCCATTGCAACTCCGAGTGCAGCGCCGACAATCGCTCCTGGTGCTCCACCTAATTTGGCACCGAGCACTGCGCCTCCAAGTGCGCCACCTCCTGCAGCAACGGCAGTATTGCCGCTCTTAAGAGCCATGGTGCCGCCAGCAATTCCTAGACCAAGTTTTGGATTAAACATTGCCGCCATTGATGCAGCGTTCAAGCCACCCTGTAGTTCTGGTGATGCTTTGCCAGCAAGATAATTGAGGCCCATGGACACGCCGAAGGAACCCATTCCTCCACCCATTAAGCCTTTTTTGTTTACTGCTTTATCGTTTGCTCTTTGACGAGATTCCCTGAACGCTCGTCCAGTCATCTTTCGCCAACCAGTTACTTGACTGCCTGGGATTCTTGTTTTGCTTCCGTACTTCCACCTGTTTCCACCACCACCACCGCCAGATGGCCCTCCACCCATTGTTGGAATACCTGGAATCGGAGGAGCAGCACTTGGACCTGGACCAACTCCTGGAAGAGTAGGGAACCTGCCGAGCATTGAACCAAAAGCAGGACCAGTTGTCGCCAACCCACGCATTCTTAGTTGCGCGAGACCTTGTGCGTGCTGTCTTGCGCTTTGCAATCCGCCCATCCTGTAGGAATCGTAGATACCGCTTGTTGCGCTGCTCAGGCGTCCGTTAATTGATGCCCGTACGCTTGCAGGCATTCCCATTACGGAACTGACCGCGCCTTGGCGCATACTTGCAAGACCGCCTCTTAGTCCGTTATTGGAGAAGTTGTTATACATTCCACGCGCAGAAAATAGACCAGATGTTGTACCAGCGATTGTTCCAGCAAGAGGACCAGCGCGACCGAGTAGGCCACTTCCACCAAGCGCTCCAGCGGCTGCACCATGTGGACCACCAGTGATGAATCCTTTTGCTGCTCCGATTGCAGCACCTTTGATGTTGACCGTTCCAGCGTCAACATTCATGTACTGAGTTTTTTCTCTGATGTATCCACCAAAGTTTGTTTTCATGCTTCGGCCCATAGCCATTGCGGCAATAAACGCTCCTTGCGTGCCGAACATCTTTTGCATTCCGCCGAACACATCGTAAAGCATTTGTAATGCGTCAGTTAGGGTCTCAATTACGCTCGTGAATTTACCGAGCGTTTCGCCAATCCCGTCTCCAACTTTGCTAAAGAACTTGATAAATGTGGCTATTAGTTCTCCGACTGCCTTGCCAAATCTTTCAAACTGTCCACCCTGCTTTTGGAGTAATGAGTTGAGACTATTTGTTGCTGCTTTAATTTCTCTCCATACTGGTTTGAACATCGCAGAGAACAACTTTTCAAGAACTTTTGCGCCATCAATCAACGGCTTGAGATTGTAGGCTATTTCTTTAAATCCAGCCTTAAAGTTGTACCACCACTCTCCAAGACGCTTAAACATTCCAACAGATTTGGGCAAATAATCCCTAATCAGTTTTACATAGAAGTTTGATAATTTTTCAACTCCAGATGTAAGCGCAGCAAGAAGTCCACCGTTTTTACCCCACGCAGCAACGCTTCCAGAAGTCGTTCTTAGTGCCTTGTCAACGGCTTTATACATTGTCTCAAGCGCAACTTTTGTGTCACCCAAAAAACCTTGACCAAAATCTGCAAGATTTCCTCTTAGCATGGTGAAATATTTTTTAAACTGTGAGAATAGCGTTGAGTTGATTGCATCAAACTGACCAGTCACCCCACCAAGTGCAGATAATTTTCCGCTGTTCATTGCAGCAATAAACTTTTCCTTGGTGTTTATTCCTTGCTTGTCAGCCTGCTTAATTGCTTCAACCATTGCTGGTCCAAGTTCTTTTGCTGCAGTTTTAACTTGAGCGTATGACTTCTTTGAGTCTTGTAGTGTTGCCACAAGTTCTGCGGCTTTTTCCACGCCTTGCTCAAGTGGCTGACCCGCCGAAGCAAAGTCCATTAGTCCTTTTAGGTATTTTTGGCTGGTTGCATTGAAGGTGACATTTTGGTTCTTTGATACAGCGGCAAATGCTTTATTGAGATTCTCAACACCCAAAACCGCAAGGTCGGCGTCCATAGTGAGGTTGCGCATGACCATTCGGGTCTGATTTAGACCGCTGCCAAACTCTTTTGCGGTCTTGGTCTTGTAGGCGTACATAGCAGCCTGTTGCTCGCGAATTGCCGCGGAAGCGATGGAAACTGCCGTAGTAAATCCAGCGGCCGTTGCGGCAAGTCCCTGCATGGCAACTTGATATGTCTTCATGGCGAATCTGCCGACAATAAATGCGCCGTGAGTAACAACCATCGCCGCACCAAGAGCGGCCATCTGCATTGTTGCAACCTTGAGCATGGACACAAGTGACTTCATGGTCATTGCGCCCATTTTTTGAATTATCTTGTCGGTAGAGTCAAGGACCTTTTTCCATCTGTCGGTCTGTTTTCCAGCACCACCCATGGAACTACCCATCAGTTTTGACGCAGCAGCGTTAAGAAGCATGTCCTTGGACAGCCCTTTTATTTCGCGCCTTAGACCTTTGACGCTACCAATAGTTCTTAGTATCGCCCCAGTGTCAGCCCGCGAACTGATTTTTATAGATGGGTTTTGGTCAGCCATATTCAGATTTTCTCTTAATAGGGCGGGCCGAGGGGAGTGCTACTTTTCTCTTTCGCGCCGTTCTCGCTCGCGGTCGTTAGATATAACTTTAGCACACGCCATCATTATTACCCATTGCTCTTGGGTGTAATCCAATAATTCTATTGGACTTGTTCCCCACAGTTCGCCAAGACGAGCGGCGTTTACGATTGTTGAGTCTTCAACTAGTTCGCTGAAGACTCCTTCGTAGGGTCCACGGTGTCCACCGTATCTGAATATCCAGCGGCTTCAAGAATTGCAAGCGCTGCACCTTCTGTGTGCGGGTCAACTCCGAAGAACGCGCGAACGCAGTCTGGGTGTGGACGAGTTGTTTCTGTCATCTCCATGATTAGGTCTGATGCAAATGTCAATGGATTGCCTGATTCGTCAAACACTTCCTCATCACCAAAGATAATGCCAGTTGTAGTGTGACCTACTACTGCGCATGCAAACTTCAATGAATCCAAGCCATTCTTGGAATCCTCACCAGCATTACGACGCCACGAGCGAAGTTGTTGCTGAGAGATGTTTGGGCTGATAATCAACTTGACGCCAGGTCGTTCTGGTACTTCAAGGTGAACTGTTGAACGCTCAACTTTTTTCTTAATTGCTGCGGTCAACTGGTCAAGAACGGTCTGTTCTTTCGCACTCTTTGATGGGACAGCCTTTTTTACTGGCTGCTCTGGTGATTGGTCTGAATAAAGTTCTGAATTTGTCATAGCCGACAAACTAGCACAGGACCAATAATGAGCCTGTCAACAATTACGCTAAAAGCGTATATTTATTGGTTGATTTGGCTTGCAACATTTGAGACCGAGAAGGTCAAAGCAAATGTTGAAGGTGCACCAGATGACGAGTCGCCGTCTGGCTCAGTCAAACCAACAAGGAGTGACTTGGAATAGATGCGGTCAAGACCAGGAACCTTGAGGTCACAGTTTAATACTTCAACCGTGATGTCGTAGTAAGCCTTGCCCACCATAGTGCGAAGGATTGCCAACTTCTTGTCAACATAGTTCTTGTCGTCTGTCAAAACTCCGTCGCGCTCAAAATCGTAGTGAGCGGTAAGGGTGATGTCGCCGATGTCAAATGGAGCGCAAAGAACTGTTGGGGAAGATGCACCACCCTCGTAGATTTTTTCTACTGAAGCGGTGATTTCGCCACCAGAAACCTGTGCAAACTTGAATGCTTCCCACTTTGGTGGTTGTACTTCAAGGTTGTTTGCTGTTTCGTGAGGAGCAATCCGTGCGATTACTTGCCTTTGGGATACCTTTGCCATGTGTTATTCCTCCGTGGCTCAGACGACTGACTTAGTCAGGTTTGACTTGATAATTTCAACTTCAATCTTGTCACCAACACTTGAAACGCGCATTCCTACGCGAGCCTTTACGAGGCCAGTTGCAAGTTGTGATGTTGGATTGATTGTTGAATCGCACTTAACCGTATAACCGAAGTCAACACGCTTACCAGTTGCGTTGAATGCTTCAAACAAAGCACCGTTCACGCGAAGTGGCTCAAGAATTGCAAACAGTTTTGATTCAACGCTTGCGAAAATCGTGTTTCGTCCGTCAATCACACCGAAGAGTAGGTCTTCAAGTGAGCGGTTGGCTTCAACTACTACCTGGTTTACAACATCTTGTGCCGTAATGTATCGGAAGTTGTCAACATCTGACGACATGCTGCGAGCACCATAGATGCGCACAGTGTTGTTGATTAAACGAATTGCATTGATGTAAGCATCGTCAAGCGCATCGCCATTGGTTTTATCAATGTCGGTTGCGACTCCGTTTACATATCGGGCAACTGAAATCAATCCAGCACCTGGCTGATGTGCGCCAGTCTGAATGTGTGCCACTGCACGCTTTGCTGCAGCATATCCAACTGGTGGAATCAATCGGTTGATTCCAGCAACTGCTGTAGGGATGTAAACCCATGGATAGAAGTATGCAACATGTTCACTTTCAACATCCGCTCCAGACAAACTGAATCCAGCAGTTTTTGCTTCTGTGATTGTGTCGTCAAATGCTCCGTACAAAAATGCAAGACGATTGTAGGTGTTTGCATGGTTTGCAAGTGCTGTCTGCACGGTTGAATCGTGTGACTCTGGGCAAACAGCAACACCAGTTCCGTACGAGTCAAGGAACAGGTTTAACCCAGCAACATATGACGCTGCGTTAACAGATGCGCGCTGGTCGTTCCCAGCGCTAAGTGCTGTTGCTGCAGAAACTTCTGGCTGAGGCGAACCTGTTGCCTGAAGGTCGGTTGCGGTTACAAGTGCCGATGCTGCAGTGCTGCTGTTGATTCGTCCTACGGCCTGTGCAACGGTTGAGCAGTTACCAGTGCTGTAAATGATGTTTCCGCTCTTGCGGATAATAACAACGAATGTGCTTGCTGCGGTTCCAGCGGTTACCTCAACGGTAACGCTTGTTGACCAACTGCCAGGACCATTGGCCGTAATAGTCATCACATTGTCTCCACCAACACCGCCTTCGTTGAGCGTAATAAGACCAGTTGTTGCGCTTGTGCCTACGACGCGCGAAATCCATGCGCGTGTGCCGCCTTCTTCAAAGAAGGTCTGCACGGTTGGGTGAGTATATGACCAGGATACATATCCGCCATAAATTGCTTCAAATTCTGAAAGACTAGTAACAAGTCGCGCGCTTCCAATTGGACCGCTTTCAGTCATACCGACACAAAACATCTGTGATGTTTCAACCGATGCTGGTGCTGATGGACCTTGTCTTACTGCTGTTGTGATGTTTACGCCTGGCATGACACCTTCCTAGTTAACTCGCGGGAGATAACGCCGTGTTATTTCTCCCATTGTACAGACTTTTACTTACTGGTGGGTGCAACTGTTTCCTGAACTTCGGAAACATCAACAACCATTTCGGCAGTATCGTCTTTTGATTTTGTTTTTACCGACTTGCTTGCTTGGCCAACAGTTTTGATTAGTTGCAACTTTCCAGATTCAATTGCTTTATTACAAATTTCGCAATCAGAATCAACTGCCGCAACACCAAGCGAGTGAAGTTGAGTGCCATCTGCATAAACCACGAATGGTCCCTGCGTCATGTTCTTTACAATTTTTGCAGGTGCGTCAAACGACTTGATATCCTCGGCAGTCTCCAGCAATGTAAATAAATGAGCCATTTTTAAATCCAATCGTTAAAACCTTTAGCCAATTGTACCCAATAAAACCACCACAGAAATCAACTAGGCCATGAAGCGGTACTCAGATTGTCGTCAGTGAGTTTTTGTTGTTGTACATCAATTTGAAATTCTTGTATTTCGGCAATATCTTGACGAGTAACAACCTCATTTATGCTTAGCGTGTATCCGAGGTAGGAACCAGACATAACCCTGTCGCCCTTGAGAAGCGTCGTGTCGGAGAATTCTTCTCGCAATGAACCCTCGTCAATCATTACCTGAAATGATTGTCTTGGGTCAGTTGCCTGGAGGCATGGGTAGTCAAGAAGTGCAGAACGGACCACCGTGGTAAGCCTGTCTCTTGCAATTGTTGCCTCTTCAGAACCGAGTGCCCTGCACCAAATGTAGGTGCGCATTACATAATCAACGCGATAAAGAGGGTCTGGCCCGTCATAGGCAATTCGTTCAAATCCAGATGTGTTAATCGCAACAGTAATGATTGTTGGCCATTCATCAAGCGCTAATGGTTCATAAGTCAGGTACTTTGATGGTGACGGTAATTCAGTGTCGCTTATGTCCCAGCCGTTACGATACCTAACAACCCGTTGCGGTATATCTAATTGTAGATAATTAGAAACATACTGTTTTGCAAATTGAGCACCATGCATTAGCGGATTATCAAATAGCGCCATATTAGACAGCCCTTCCGTCTATGGTTCCGTTTGCGACGAAGTCTGCGGCCATATCTGCAATGTCCTTTGTCCATAGTTCTGGAGCAAAAAGTATCTGTCGTTTCGGCATCTTGGTGGTTCCATATTGGTGGAACTTTGCATACTCAACGCCCTCAACTGAATATGTTGCCCATGTGTCATGAGCGTCAATTTCAGGACCAACAACAGCGACTGAATTAAAAAGTCTTCCAGTCCTTATCATTGGTGGAGCGCCTGGGAATCTTGTCGCTTTCCACGCGGCATATTTTGGGGATAGCGGACTCCATCCACCAACCTCAAGACCGTTTGATAAATAGTTGTCTTTTGTATATTTGCGTAAAGCAAGTCCTGCTTTTTCAAAAACTGGTTTTAGATTGCGCGCGCGTTGGCGCATATCCCTTAACTCTTCTTCTGTTCCTTCAAGGCCAGATTCGTCAACATCTAGGCGTAAATCAAAACTGCGCATTAGGCAATCCTATTTCGCCTATAGCGTTTCACCATCATTAGTTCTTTTTCCAAGAATCCAGTTTCAGCAACAGCAACACCACGAGGATTCAAGTCTTTTACACCAACAACATCGTCGTGCATGTTTTGCATTTCTCTTGTTGCTGCACGAAGAATCATCAACTTAAACATTTTGATATTCTCACCATCAAGACCAGCGGTGTATGTTACGGTCACTCGGTCATTTGCATATCCGCGATAAAAATCAATTCCAAAACGGCGTACCGTATAGTCAGAGCCTCGTGCGTCTGCCGTTCCAGTCTGGACATATGTTCCTGCAGTAAGCCCACTTTGAGTAACGGTGAATGTTGTTGGCGTAACAGCGGTTATGACTTTAAGGTCAAGGTTCAATGCAGCGTATGACATTCCCTGAATATCAACAGTTTGACCAACAGTAAAATCATTGGCAGAGGTATAAACAACCGTTGAGCCAGTTACAACTGCGCGGGTAATTGTTGCAGTGCGCTTAATTGCTTCTCCAAGTAAGAGTCCGTCAGTTGAAAGGTTTCCGACAATAACTTTCTTCACTGATACCACTGGGGAATTTCTTAGATAGATTGTTGGCGGTGGCGTACTGTAGGTGAGGATTCCATTTGGGTTGATGTCGGTCTGCTGAAACCCCTCGTTGTAAAAAGTTGACCCGATTGGCAACCCAATATGGTCAGACTCAAGAACATGCACTTCATCAACGAACTCAATTGGCTCAATTGGGCGACGCAGGTAAGACTCAAGTTCGCTTTGTAGTCCACCAAGTATCAGGTCGGCAGCGTCTTCCTGCCGCAGGGACAGGGAGATGTCCATGTATGTCTTAAGTTCAGCAACTGATACAAGCATTTAAATACCCCCATCCACGAGGTCTGGAGAAGTGGGGATAATTATCCCCGATTGCGCCGAGCGCGCAACCTGTCTCGGAGTCGTCGGGCAGCGCGTGCTGCTGCGGATTCGCTCAAAATCTGAGCAGCCGTTGCAGTACGGGCGCGACCAGTTCGTCGGCGTCCTACGGTTTCTCCAGCAAGGTTGATGAGTCGGCGAGCAGTGCCAGCACGACCTTCGTCGCGACCTTCGTTTTCGTCACCACCGACTTCTGTGTCCAGATAGCAAATCATTGCAACTCCTCTAAAAAGCGATACCAGATTGTAGCACTTTTGGAGAGTTCTGAATTTTACCTATCGGAATTTGGGGGAGACTCAATACTTGGCGAGTCAATAGTTCCAGCAGGAGCCTCAATTGGGACCCACGCTCTAGAGTACTTATGTTCAGAGATTTTTTTCCGTTTAAGTATTGTTCCGTCCATCAAAATCTCAAGTTCGTCATATTTCATTGACAGCATTCTGTCAAAGTCTTGTTCTTCATAGGCCCCAGATGCAATCAGTTCCCTGACTATGTCCGAAACCTTATGGGCCACAAGGGAGCCCCTACCGCGATTGAGGCGCATGTGCATGGCTCTGGCTTCAAGAGAATCGCAATCAACATATCTGACTGGAACGAGCCCATCAAATTTTTTGCTCATGTGCTTGTTTTCTTTAACCAGCATCCACCTGTGATACCCGTCAATAATCGTATTTGTTGATTTTTGAACGATGATAGGGGACATAAACCCATAGTCCGCAAGCGAGCCAGACAAGACCAAGAGGTCTGGCCTGAGTACATGCGTTGCGTGCCAAGTCGGTTTGTTGAGCACCGATACATCTACTAATTCAATTTCCATAAAATTCCCCACCCTTATGTGTTTTAATTTCCGTAGATATCTTGTCCGTCGTCACCAAGTTCCGATTCGCGCATTGCGTGAACTTTTGTTTTCGGTCCTATCGGGCTTGCCGAAACCGAAGAACCAAGTGAGCCCATCAGCATCGTCCTGATTAATTGGTAAATAGTATATGACTTAGGGTCCGCAAGATGCTTTCTCCTGAACTCAGCAACATATGATTTTGCGCGGCGTATCTTGTGCTCGCCAATCATGTAGTCCTCAATAAAGTAACTCGCTCCATCAAAACCGAGTTTTGCGTACCTGTTCACAATCAAATCTATATCTACTGAAGACCAGTAAAGTCGTTGGGCATCAATATAAGGGAATACCTCAACGAGCCTGTCATAAAACTCTGGCTCTGTTGCAACAACATCGCCAATGCGACGGATGGCGACTGAGTGCAATGGGATACCAACGCGACTGTTGCTGTCGGTTATCGCTGCGACATCGTAGTACGAGCAATATTCTGCATTATGTTCTTCGGAAATAAACTTGAAAACATCATTCGTTTGCCAGTCATAAATTACTTTTGCAAACTTTAGCGGTATGCCTTTTTTGTTTTTATACGGAGTAACAATGTAATTTTCATGCAATTTCTGCACTAGGGAGCGATACCGAATCATTGACTCGTTTGCCCTAACACCAGTAATGAAAGCAACACTTCCCTGCTTGCCCTGCATCGTGTAGTAATCAACCGATTCTGGAAGAGGTTTAGTTGCGTCTAGGCCAAAATGTTCAGCCGTAATTGCCCATGATGGCATCGGGCGAATTAGTCGTCCCTCCTGCTCGCGCTTCTTGCTCCAAAGGATTGCTGACTGGCGCCGACCAAGAACCCAGATTTCGGTTCCGTATGGAAGGCAATACCACTCCATATCAACCCAGTCGTAGTTCCTGACCCGCTCAATGTATTCAACAGTTCTCGGACTGACCATTTCCTCGTCACGGAAAATTACTTTTACTGGACCAAGCCCACGCTCTTCATGTACTTCTTTTGCAAGATATAGAACTGCAGTTGAATCTTTTCCACCAGAAAACTGAACGCAAACAGTGTCAAAGGTGTCGTAGACATGGCGAATACGCGCGCGTGCCGCTTCAACACAGTCCATATCAAGGAACAGTCTCTGGCGCGTCATTAAACCTCGCAGTGCTCGTCAATGAAGTTCATCAAACGCTCTGCCGTCGTGTTGCCATCTATTGATGGATTTCCGCGAAGCCAGCGTACAAAGTTGTACCAGCGACTCTGCTGTTCTGGTGTATCAAAAACAATCGTGTATTGAACAATCGCCTGCGGAGCAGCATTTGGCATGGCTGCAGCAGCGCCCTTGATAGCAATTTCTTTTTGGTCATGATTTGGGTTGGCTACTATTTTTGAATCATCGTTCTCGTCAACTTCAACAAGAGAACGAAGTTCTTCTTTGTAGTCTTCTTGTTGCTGGGTCGTAAGTGGATTCACGATTGTCGGAGCGATATATGCGCCACCCGTTGAATTCTCAACTTCTCGGATTGTTGCTCGCTCGTCAATTGCGGCAATCTCAAATTCATCCCACCCAAGGTTGTCCCACAGTGTTATGTAGTCATCGGAGACGGTGGAAAGAAGATTGTTGAGCAAGTCATCATCCGTGTAACCAAGTTCCATTGTCCTGTTGTCCGCGAGGGCATAAGCAATTGCGCGTTTATCATCCCCCTCAAGGAAGATGCACGCAATCTCATCCCAACCCAAACGCTTCGCTGCTTGTAGTTGATGATTACCAGCAATAACAGTAATTGTCCCATCGTCATTCTTGCGAGCAACGATTGGCTTGACCTGTCCAAATTCCTGGTACGAAGCAGCAATTGCATCAATGTCGCCTTTTCGCGGATTGCCCTCAAGTTGTTCAAGGCTATTAATGTCAACGGCAAGGGATTTGAGCGATTTGTGAATTCCATTTTTCATACTTGTACTCTCACATTTGCGTTAAGTGTTCGCAGTGAGTCCATTGAGGTTCTCACCGATAGAAGTTTCTCTCGTTTTGCTTTTACAAGTGCTTCTGCGATTTTGTAATCATAATCAAAGTCGCTCATTTTGTAGTCCGCCCACGCCTCTCGCTCTTTAATTGAGCCCTTTGCGGCAAGATACTCTTTTGCCCAATTAGCGTTATACAGTGCTTCTTTTTTTGCGGCATCTTCGGCAAGTTTTTCAAACGCTTCAGTTTCTTCCTCAAGCATGTCCATAAACCTAAGAAGTTCGTTTTCAATTTCTATTTGACTGATGGGTCCACTTCTGGCCATGTTAATTACCCTTTTCTAGTGCACTGAATAGTGGCTCCCAATCTACCTTGCTCAATGCCGAAAGTTGTTCTTCTGACCATTTATACGAAGATTCACCGAGCCGAGCCAAAACCATTTGTTCCAGAACCCAAGCGTCACACATATCGTCAGCAGATGGACCAGTGAAATTTATTCCAGATATTGCGAATACAGAAAACAGGACTTCCTTTTTCCCAGCATTTCCCTTGCCAGTTGCAAATTTTGCGCGGCATGTTGGGGGGATATCAATAAGGGGAAACCCATTTTTTGCCAAAGTAGATTTAACTACTCCGCCAAGTTCGCCAATTGCGTGAGCCCTGCTGAATTTTGAACCGAAAGAATAACCTTCAATAAGAATTGCCGTTGGTCTTGACGACAGGGCAATATCAAGTATTTTTTCAGAAATCTCAATCAGCCTTGTGGTCCCTCTTTGCTTTGATGTAATAGCAATAGATTCACCATCAACGCACACTCCAGTTGATGTAAGGGACAGGTCAATTCCCATGAATCTCAATGCGCTCATGGGGCGAGACTACTACGCAAACTCAATAAATACGGGTAAAAGACAAAAGACGCAAGAACAGGGTAAGTCTCCCTACCCTGCCCTTGCGCCTATAACGGTCCTAAGAACTACAAGTTTACTACCGTTCCCATCCGTGCTTTGCAAGTCCTAAATCAAAAGCAAGTTGTGGGTAATTTCCTATCCTGTTATGGCATGGTCGGCAAACGGCAAGTAAATTACTTTCATCAAGTATGGAACCACCTTGTGAACGGCGCACTAACTCGTGTATGTCAACAGAGCGATTCTGATTAAACAATGTTTTCTCGTCATGTTTTGCAAAAACTTTGCAAGCCTGACAATAAGGATATTTTTCTAGCAAAGCCTTAACCAGTGGTCGGCGAAGTTCGTACTCCGCTTCTTTCTTTTTGCTTCGCTTCCTAATCACTAGATTCCGTCAATTGATTCAAATGTCCAGCGATTGTCAAGCGCGTCCCATAGCGCCCTGTCAATTGCGGTCTCTTCAAGGTCATATTCGTACAAAAGGTCTTTGTGCTTCATGATTGCCTTGCGAAAAAATTCCGCCTGAGCAGCATCGTTTTGAGCCATTGCTTGAATATGGTCGTCGCTTCCAGTGTCAATTAGTTTCGTCACTTCGTCAAGACGCCTGCTGACATGGAACATGAACCGTTCAATTTTCGTCTTGCGCAGAGAGTAGGCAAGTTCCGCTTCTTGGGCCAGAACTACACCGTCTTCGCCCAATGCTTCGTACCGCTCTTTGTCTGCTTCTGCATCAGCATCTATATCGTCAACCTGAGACTGAAGGTTGCCAATTAAAAGCAAAAGAGCCTTTTGCCATCTAGCCCAATTTCTGGACTCTAATAAAATTTTACGCTGTTGCGCAGAGATTTTATTCTTCACATCTTCTGAAACAAGACGCGCAAAAGCATCGTCGTTTAGCAATGAACTCATAAATAAATTACTTTCTACTCCATGCTGGACAAATTGATTTGTAAGAACAATAATCGCACAGTTTTGACTTTGTCGGTTCAAACGAACCGCTAACACAGCGCTCATCAATTTGTTCTTTAATTCCGACAACTCTGTCAACTGTGTTTTTTAGTGATTCATCAGTTACTTCTTCGGTAAATTTGACTCCATCTTTCAAGTAAAGCAATTCCAGTTGTGATGCTTTAGCCAAAGAGGTGAGATTCATCAGGGCAGCGTAAATTCGCAACTGCTCAAACTTTCCAGAAACCCAGTTCCTATTCGGAGTTCTACCAGTTTTGTAATCTGAAATTACCAGGCCACCATCAGCGTCGTTGCTGAACCTGTCAATGAAACCCTTTAGGGTGACGCCACCAAGAGAATCATTGAGTTCATGTTCAATCCCGGTAGGAACAACTTTTGACGGGTCTTCAATAAGCCATAGATTCTCAATACAGAACCATGATTGCCAACGAATCTTTTTTATCTCGTCAGCGCGACGAACAACATCTGCAATCTTGTCTCCCCACTCCTTATTCCAACACTCGGCAGCCAGGTGTCTAGCGGATTGAAGAGTTCTGTCAGTGGGCGGGAGTTTGTAAAACAACTCCAAAACATCATGGACAAAATTACCCATTAGCGCTTCTTTGCCAGACTG